TTTGAGGCAAAGCCTGAGATTAAGCAGACAGCCCCTGTTGTAAGAAGTAAAGCACCAGCACCGATTCAACCGATTCGTGGTGGGCAAGGACAACCTGATATTCCGTTATCGACCGATGGAAATTGGCATGGCACTTATCAGGCTTGGAAGGCCGCACGCAAGTCGGGAAAAATTCGGTAAACCTAATCTTTTTGGAGTTAAAAAATGTCAAACAATTTATTGACGATTAGCAAGATCACCAACGAAGCGTTGATGGTCTTGGAGAATGAACTGACTTTCACATCGGAAGTTGACCGCAACTATGACGACCAATTCGCAGTCGTAGGCGCAAAAATCGGTAACACTGTAAACGTCCGTAGACCTGGCCGTTTCATTGGTACTACTGGCCCTGCATTGAATGTTGAAGATTTCAACGAGACTTCTGTCCCCGTTACTCTCAGCACTCAATTCCACGTTGACACACAATTCACCACACAAGACTTGGCTCTGAGCCTTGACATGTTCAGTGATCGTGTTTTGAAGCCTGCTATTGCAGCTATCGCCAACAAGATTGATCGTGATGGTATGGCCATGGCCACTCTCAACACTGCCAATATCGTTGGTACTGCTGGCACACCCCCAACTGGCTTGATCACTTATTTGACAGCTGGTGCTTATCTTGACTCTGAAGGCGCACCCCGTGATGGCCGCCGTTCATGTATCGTTGAGCCTTTCACAAGCGCAACCATCGTGGACAGCCTGAAAGGTTTGTTCGTTCCCCAAGAGGCAATCGGTGAGCAATACCGCAAAGGTTTGATGGGCCGTGACTCTGCTGGTATGAACTGGAAGATGGATCAGAACGTTGTGAGCCAGACATTTGGCTCGAACTCAACAACTACTGTTACCGCTTCTGTTAACACCACAACCGCTTCTGGCTTCCTGACTTCTGGTTGGGCATCTTCAAGCACCATCACATTGACCGCTGCTAACACTGGCACTTTGAACTTGAATGCTGGCGACACCATTCAGATCGCTGGCGTTTACGCAGTCAACCCACAGAATCGTCAAGCCTACGGCACTAACAAACTTCGCAATTTCGTTGTGAAGGCTGCTGCTTCCGTTGCTTCTGGTTCTTCTGTTTCTGTGACTGTTAGCCCCGCTATCATCACCGCTGGTCAGTTCCAGAACGTGTCTATTCCGACAACTTCTAGCTCTGCCGCAGTGACTCAGTTCAACAGCACTGGTGTTGTTTCTCCACAGAACATCATCATGCACCGCAATGCTTTCACATTGGCAGTAGCCGATCTGGAATTGCCTGAAGGTGTGCATTTTGCTGGTCGTGCAAGCGACAAGGAAATCGGTTTGTCAATGCGTGTTGTGCGTCAGTACACCATCAACAATGACTCCATTCCTACACGTTTGGACGTTCTATATGGTTGGGCGCCTCTGTATCCCGAATTGGCCTGCCGTGTTGCAGCTTAATTAACATTTTTTTAAGGAAAACCTATCATGGCTAATCCAGGACCAGCAAGTACAGTCACGATTCACCCCTCGAATCTGGCTACCAACCAAGCCATCCGTTTGTTGGCTACTGCCAAAGCAGTGCCTATCAATCAAACTGGTGACTCATCTGTAACAATTCCTGTCAACAACACTGCAAGCTATGCCGTGACCAATGTTGCCATTACAAACGCCAATACTGACGTTTCTAGCGGTGCTTTGGCCATCTGGACAGCACCAGGCGGTACTGGTACAGAGATCGTTACCAACGCTGCTTTGACAGGCAACACTTCTTCAGCTTATGTGACCAACTCAACTGTTGTGTCCGCAACTAAGAATGTGAACTTGTCAGCACAAACCCTTTATGTAAAAGTTGGCACAGCCGTCTCTGGCGGTACTGTTGACGTTTTCGTTTATGGTTACGACTTCTCCGAGTTTTAATCGGGGATAAAAAGGAACAAAGCCACTCTGTCAAAGGGGTGGCTTTTTCTTTATTTGAAGTTACAATTTATTTATTCTTGAAAAGGAATCATCATGCCCTCTACCACTATTGCCCGTGGCAATGCGATAAGCACTTTTTACATTGCCCCAAGCCTGACACCAGTCAGCGTTGCGGCAAACACCACAGCAGCACAAACTTTTAACGTGCCTGGCCTCCAAACAACCGACATTGTTAGCGTGATTGGTCTTAATGGCTCACAGATCGCTGGCATCGTTATTTGCGAAGCTGATTGTTTGACCGCTGGTGTTTTGACCATTCAGTTTGGCAATTTGACTGCTGCTGGCGTTGTTCCAACTGCGGGTGTTTACACTTTGCAGATCGTTCGTGCTGAAGGCCCATTGCCTGTTACGGCTGTCTAATCATGGCTAATACATCGGTTTTACGATCTGCTGGAGTCACCAACGCCATTTCGGTGGGTGCGACTTCTACTGCTGCCGTGATGATTGATGACAACACCAATGACCAAGTTAACTACGCTTCTTTCCTCAATTCAGGCTCTACGCTTGTTGCGGTGAAAGTTGGCGATGCTAACGTGGGCGCTGCGGTGTTTCCAGTCAGCGGTTCTAACACAGGCGATTTTGTATTGCCTGCTAACATGACAGCACCTATCGTGTTGGCTGTGCCTACAACGCCTTTTTATGTCCGAATGATTGGATCAGCCACTGGCCCATCCATCGTTTATGTGACTGCTACCGCTGACCAATCATAAGAGGCGCTATGTCTGACCCTGCCAAGACAACGGATCAAAACATTCTGCCAGTTCAGGCACTGTTTAATCTTGATAATTCGTTCAATACATTTATCGGGCAGGGTCAGCCATTTTATGCAACTGTAAATCCAGACCAATCTGGGTTGCACATTACTGACAGCACAATTGATAGCACGACAATCGGTGCTACAACACCCTCAACTGGTGCGTTTACCGATTTCACAACGACAACTGGCCGTGTAACAACATCGCCAACTGCCAACACAGATATTGCAAACAAGCTGTATGTTGACTCAATTGCACAGGGTTTAAACCCAAAACAAGCGGTTAAATGTGCAACAACCGCAAATATTACGCTTTCTGGTCTGCAAACCATTGACACATACACAACCCTTGCGGGTGATCGTGTGTTGGTCAAAAATCAGACAGCACAAGCAGAAAACGGCATTTACATCGCATCTACAACTGGTTGGACTCGATCAACCGACATGGATGTATGGTCAGAAGTGCCAGGCGCTTACACAGTCATTTTGTATGGTAGCGTCAATCTCAACACAAGTTGGGTGTCAACATCTGCCGACACAGGCACAATCAATGTCACGCCCATCACTTTTGTGCAGTTTTCGGGTTCTGGTTCATATTACGCAGGCACAGGACTGACACTTGCCTCAAACACATTCAGCATCACCAACACAGGCGTGACTGCGGGTGCGTATGGATCAGCTTCTAAGACTCTGACCGCCACAGTTAATGCCCAAGGTCAACTGACTGTTTTAAGCGCCTCAGACATTGCAATAGCGGCCTCGCAGATCACTTCTGGCACGATTGATACAGCCCGAATCTCTGGCTCATACACAGGAATTACTGGCGTTGGGACGCTGACCGCAGGCACATGGAACGCCTCAACGATTGGCGTGGCTTATGGTGGCACTGGTGCAACCACTTTGACAGGCTATGTCAAGGGTTCTGGCACTTCAGCGTTTACGGCTTCCTCAACCATCCCAACAACGGATTTGAGTGGCACGATTACGAATGCCCAACTGCAAAACAGCACGATTTCTGGCGTGTCATTGGGGTCAAATCTGTTTTCTTTGACCATTGGATCGGGATTATCTGGGACAAGTTACAACGGCTCTGCTGCCGTGACGATCACCAATTCCTCGCCAATGGTTTATCCCAGTTCTGGAATACCCAATTCAACAGGAACGGCTTGGGGAACGTCTTACAGCACATCGGGAACTGGTACTGTGGTGGCATTGGCCACAAGTCCTTTGCTGACAACACCGACAATTTCGGGTGGTGTGGTTGGTAATTCATCGCCTTATTTGGACTTTACTGGCACAACTGCACCGACTTATGTTGCGGGTCGCCTTTGGTATGACTCTGCCAGTTATGCCTTAGCCTATTACAACAACACGACCAATAACATTGTTCATATTGGTCAGGAACTGCAACAACAAGCAAGAAACTCAACTGGTTCAACCATTTTGAAGGGCCAAGTTGTTTATATTTCTGGCTCAACTGGTCAAGTTGGCAACATTATTCTTGCCCAAGCAAATGCTTACACCACATCACAAGTTATTGGTGTGGCCAATCAAGACATTGCAAACAACACAAACGGATGGATCGTTACGCAAGGCACAGTTACAGGGCTTGACACAAGCACTTTAACGGCTGGCAACCCCATCTATTTGTCGGCCACAACGCCTGGCGCATTGACTCAAACTGAGCCAAGCACACCCAATTATGCGGTTCACATGGGTGTCTGTCTTTATTCAAACAACAATAACGGCAAGCTCTACATCAACCCAATGAATCAGTCGATTGATACTGGTTACATTATTGGACAGATTGCAATAGCACAGGGAGGCACAAATGGAACGGCTACTCCTACTGCTGGTGCTGTTGCCTATGGTAGTGGCTCTGCTTACGCATTTACTTCTGTTGGCACAACTGGCCAAGTTCTGACTTCTAACGGCACAGGCACACCGACTTGGACAACTCCAACGGCTTATGCGACTGTTACTGATGACACAACAACCAATGCGACCCGTTATCCGTTGTTTGCTGCGGCCACATCGGGCAACCTGACAACTGAGTACACCAGTTCAACAAAGTACCAATTTAACCCCTCCACAGGCGTTTTAACGGCCACAGGGTTTAGCGGTTCTGGTGCAAGCCTGACAAGCATTCCAAACTCAGCCTTGGTTAACTCAAGCATTACTGTCGGCTCAACGGCCATTAGCTTGGGTTCGTCAGCGACTACTTTGGCGGGTTTAAGTTCTGTCACATCAACCACTTTTGTGGGTTCTTTGAGTGGTAATGCCTCAACTGCAACGACTGCAACAACGGCCACAAATGCGACAAATGTGGCCATTACGGATAACACTACATCGTCATCAACTTGGTATCCAGTCCTGTCTGCGGCATCCACAGGCAACAACCCTGCGACCACATCGTCAACAAAGTTCAGCTTTGTGCCATCAACAGGCACATTGACTGTCAGCACATTGACCCCCACAAATGCGTTGGCCGTGGCTTATGGTGGAACTGGTACTTCAAGCCCATCGTTGGTGGCTGGCACAAATGTGACCATTACAGGCACATGGCCAAACCAAACTATTAATGCAAGTGGTGGCGGTGGTGGATCGGGAACTGTTACATCGGTGGCGGCTACTGTGCCATCATTTTTGTCTATCAGCGGTTCACCAATTACCACATCAGGCACTTTGGCCATTTCTTACAGCGGTACGGCTTTGCCTGTTGCTAATGGCGGTACTGGTCAAACCACAGCATCAGCGGCTTTTAATGCTTTGTCACCAATCACGACAACTGGTGACTTGATTCTTGGTAATGGCACAAATAGCGCCACAAGGCTTGGAATTGGTGCAAATGGTTATGTTCTGACTTCTAATGGAACAACCGCTTCATGGCAAGCATCTTCTGGTGGTGGCTTAACTCAAGCCAAATCGACTGCAATTTCTTTGATATTTGGTTTGTAAGGAACAAACATGGCAAACCCAAACATTCTTGGCGCATCTAGCGCATACGGCACAACAACTTACTACACACCATCAGGAACAACTGCGGTGGTGTTGTTGGCCAATGCTGCATCTTCTGGCCATGTTTACAAAATCAATCAGATTATGGTGGCCAATACTGATGGCACAGCAACCATTAATGCAACTGTTTCTATTTACACAAATGGTGCGGTGGCTCAAGGCTCTGCACCCTCTGGCGGTACAGCGTACCCAATTGCATCAACAATTTCAGTTCCCGCAAATGCTTCATTGATTATTAGCGATAAAACAACCATGTTTTACTTGCAAGAAGGAACATCAATATCAATAACTTCTGGTACTGCAAGTAAATTGACATTTACTGTTAGCTACGAGGATATTTCCTAATGTCTAATCGGTATTTAGGTGGCTTTGTAACGGCTACTTTTAATCCATTAGTACCCTATGTTGACTACCTTGTTGTGGGTGGTGGTGGTGGTGGCTCAGTAGGCGGTGGTGGCGCTGGTGGATTTATTACTGCAAATGATTTAATCATCAGTAATAGAGTAACCTACACTGTTACTGTTGGTGCTGGCGGTGCAGGTTCTACAACTGACGGACAATCATCTAGTGGCACAAATTCTTCGTTTAGTGCTATATCTACAAGTGCTATTGGAGGTGGTGGCGCTGGTGGTTATTCCACAACTACATCATTAAAAAATGGTTTAAGTGGTGGTTCTGGTGGTGGTGGAGGTGTTCGATCTGGAGCAGGTGCAGGCACAGCTGGTGCAGGAACTTCAGGTCAAGGAAATAATGGTGGCACTGGCTTTGACAACGGGGTGGGTGGGTCGCCAGGCGGTGGTGGTGGTGGCGCTGGTGCTGTTGGATCAAATGGCGCTACTGTTTCTGTCGGTGGTAATGGTGGAGTTGGTTTAGCTTCTTCTATTACAGGAACTTCTGTTTATTATGCTGGTGGCGGTGGCGGTTGTGCATCAGTCACACAAGGCACAGGTGGTAATGGAGGCGGTGGCTCTGGTGTAGCAAGTGGCACATCAAACGCTGGCACAGCAAATACTGGCGGTGGTGGCGGTGGTAACTTTAATATTCCTCCTAATACAGGTGGCGCTGGTGGTTCTGGGGTTGTAATTATTCGCAGTACGACAACTGCATCATCAACAACTGGTTCGCCTACTGTAACCACAAGCGGTTCGTATGTAATTTACAAATTCACTTCTTCTGGTTCAATAACTTTCTGAGGAAACTATGGCTCAATACTCAGGAATTTTTACATTAACTCAGCAATTACAAGCTAAAGGTGCGGGTAATTGGCCTACTCAACTTATTGCCCCATCAACAGTTGAATATTTGGTAGTCGCTGGTGGTGGTGGTGGTGGTAATTATATTTCAGGTGGTGCAGGTGCTGGAGGTTTAAGAACTGCTACAGGATTTTCTGTTACATCTGGTTCAGCCATTACAGTTACTGTTGGAGCAGGTGGTACAGGTTCTCCCCAAAACACAAACAATTCAACTAATGGTAATGATTCAGCATTTAGCTCTATTACTTCAACTGGTGGTGGTAGAGCGCAAGGTTATGGATCATCTAATGATAATGGTATTGCTGGTGGATCAGGTTCAGGCGCAAGGGGATATGGCTCATCAAATGGTACTGGCGGTGCGGGTACTAGTGGCCAAGGTTATGCTGGTGGTGATTACAACGGCACAGGCTCAGCTTCACCTGGTGGCGGTGGTGCTGGAGCTGTAGGTAATGCTTGTTCAGGATCAAATGGCGGTGCTGGCGGTATAGGTGTTTCTTCATCAATTTCAGGTTCTGCTACATATTACGCAGGTGGTGGCGGTGGTGGCGCTAACTATAGTGGTGGTGGAGTTGGTGGCGCTGGCGGTACTGGTGGTGGCGGTGCAGGCTCTTACAATACTGCGCCTGGTAATGGTACTGCTAACACTGGTGGAGGTGGTGGTTCAAGAGGTGCTATTTCATCAGGTGCAGGTGGTGCTGGAGGCTCAGGTATAGTTATTATTAGATATCCAGATACATATACAGCAGCAACCGCAACAACTGGTTCACCAACAATTACAGTCTCTGGAGGTTATCGTGTTTATTCATGGACTTCTTCTGGATCAATTACATTCTAAGGACTAACATGAGTCATTTTGCAAAAGTAGAAAACGGCATCGTCACCCAAGTCATTGTGGCCGAACAAGATGTGATTGACACAGGCTTGTTTGGTACTGGTTGGGTGCAGACTTCTTACAACACACATGGTGGCGTTCATGCAAATGGTGGTACACCTTTGCGTAAAAACTATGCAGGTGTTGGATTTACATACGACTCAAGCCGTGATGCGTTTATTCCTCCAAAACCATTTGCAAGTTGGACATTGAATGAGCAAACTTGTCTTTGGGATTCGCCTGTTGCCTATCCTGATGATGGCAAACGATACGCTTGGGACGAAGCGACCCTAACTTGGGTTTTGCTTGAAACTGTCTAAATTTAATTAAGGAAAGAAAATGAGCCAATTAGTAATGCAAGCGACTTTGGGCGGTCAAGTCAATTTAGTTGGCCCAAATACAGCTTCAACCTTTGATTTAAATGTTCCCGCAGCGTCTGACACTTTGGTAGCCAGAGCAACTTCTGACACCCTGTCAAACAAGACTTTGAGCAACCCAACAGTCACCAATTATGTGGAAACACAAGTAAATATTGGTACTGTGACCACGGCAAGCACTTTGTCATTGACAAGCGGAACTGTGCTTACAGCCACTTTGACCGCATCAACTGCTTGCACATTTACCATGCCATCGGTCGGTTCTGGCAAGTCTTTTATGTTGTTGCTTAAACAAGCTGCCACAACTGGTAACGGAACGGCTACATTTACAAGTGTCAAATGGAACGCTGGTGGTTCGCCAACAGTAACGGCCACAGCGGGAAAGATGGACATTTTTACATTTGTGTCTGATGGCACAAATTGGTATGGTTCTGCCTCACAAGGATACACACCATAATGTTTGCCGCACCTAACTTCTTTGCTGTTGGAAAAGCCTTATACCCACTTGATTACTTGGTAGTCGGTGCGGGTGGTGGCGGTTTTCATGGCGGTGGTGGCGCAGGCGGTGTGCGTTATGGAAGCAACTACATCCCATCATCGCCTTTTGTGGCGGTGACAATTGGAAGCGGTGGCACTAGAGACACATTTAAGGGTGTTAATGGTGCAGACTCCAAGTTTGACAACATAACATCAGCAGGCGGTGGTGGAGGTGGTGGATTTGACTCACCCATCGTGACAGACCGAGGCGATGGTTTGCCAGGCGGTTCAGGCGGTGGTGCGGGTATGTACTTAACTGCTTATGGTCAAACTTATGGCGGTGCGGGTAATACGCCCTCTACATCACCATCACAAGGTAATTCTGGCGGTAATGGCTCTGCAACATACCAAAATAGTCCAACTGGAGGCGGTGGCGGTGCTACTGCGGTTGGTGGTGTTCCTGTAAGCGCAAGCCAAAGCGGTGCGGGTGGTGCGGGTTACACATCCTCAATTTCTGGCAGTTCCACAACTTATGGTGGCGGTGGTGGCGGTGGCTATTACGGCACAGGAACTGGCGGAACAGGTGGTTCTGGTGGAGGCGGTGCGGGTTCTGATAACTCCACTGGTGGCACTAATGGCACTACTAACACAGGCGGTGGCGGTGGCGGCTCTGGCGGTGGAAGCAACGCAGGCAATGGTGGCTCTGGCGTTGTAATCATTCGTTATCCTGACACTTACCCAGCAGCCACATCCACAACTGGCTCACCCACAATTACTGTGTCGGGTGGTTATCGCACATACAAGTGGACTTCCTCTGGTTCAATCTATTTCTAATGGTGACAAAATGAACTACAAATGGGAAATTAGTGAGGTTTCATCAGAAGATGAGGTCATCACCCATGCCAAATACCATGTGACTTTATCTGATGAACAGAATGAAGTTTCAACTGAGGGCAATTGGTGGTTTGCCAATCCCAAGCTGACTGTGCCTTATGCCGATGTGACCGAGGAAATGGTTGCACAATGGATAGAAAATGAGGCTATGAAAGACGGGGTAAATGTTATAAAATCTCGCCTAGAGGAACAATTGGCGCTTCTCAATAAGTCGAAATCTGTTGTGCCTCCTTGGAAACCACAAGTGTTTGCTTTGGAGATTACATGACAGTTCCTTACGATATTATTTCCCGAGCCTTAAAAGACATTGGTGCGCTTGAGGCGGGAGAGACTCCAACCCCAGACGCTGCCAAAGATGCGTTTGAGATGATGAACGATCTGATTGACCAATGGTCAAACGAAAATCAGATGGTTTTTAATGTCACAGAGATCATTTGTCCTGTGATTGCTGGCCAAACCCAATACACAATTGGCCCAAATCCCTCAACGCCTAACTTTATTGGTGCGTCATTTGTCGGCTCAATATCTGGCAATGTTTTGACTGTCACAGGCATCAATTCAGGCGCTATTGCCCAAGGTCAAACACTAAGCGGTACAGGCATTACGGCAGGCACAAAGATCACTCAAACTCTTACAGGCGCAGGCGGTAATGTCAATTACGCAGGCACTTATGAGTTGAACATTTCCCAAACAGTAGCCTCCACAACAATCACGGCTTACTACCAAAAGCCTCTAAACATTGATTCAGCGTTTGTTAGGGTTAACACTACTGCCAACGGCCAACCGATCACAGGCGGTGGTTTGGACTACCCAATGTCCATTTTGGCGTTGCAAGACTATGAAATGATTGGTCTGAAAACGCTGAACGGCCCGTGGCCAAAAGCTTTGTATTTCAATCCAAACTCAGATTCTGGTAATTTGTTTATTTGGCCAAGCCCTGCACAGGGTGAATTGCATTTGTTTGCAAATACATTGTTCAGCCGTTATGAATCCATGTATGAGGATTTATTCCTCCCACAAGGCTATTCAATGGCTCTCAGATGGTGTTTGGCAGAGCGTTTGATGCCCATGTATGGCAAAGCCTCTCCAACTCAAATAACGATGATTCAGACCTTTGCGGGACAAGCCAAGGCAACGATCAAGCGCACAAACATGAGTCCATTGCAAGTGGCAAGAT